GCCACCGGTCCCGGCGCCAAGACCCGACGACATGACGGGGGCTGAGCCTGAACCCAAGCCGAACAAGCCACCGATGCCGGAAAGTAGCGGCTTAACGATGAGCGCCTGGTTCGCCATCTGGAGCAACGCGCGCGAGAAGCTACTCGCGAACGATTGCAGCGATGCCGTCGCGCTCTTGCTGCCGGTCTCAAAGTCGAGCAGCGGTTGGTTGATGAAACTGCTGAACGCGTCGCCAATTCCCTTGAGCGTGTTGTTGAACCGGATAGCGGCTGCCTCGCTGCTTTCGAGCGCCTTGGGCACGTCGTTGCCGTAGACAGTCCGGAGTTGAGACGCAATCTGCACGTCCTCGCTGCTCAAAAAGGCGGTCTGTCGGCCAAAGCCGATGTCGCTGTTTACCCTAGCCTTGGCGAGCGCGTCCGCCGCAGCGCCTGCCTGGGCCTGTAGCTCCTTAAACTTGGCCGCTTGATCGGCAGTTTCTTTGCCGCCGTTAGCCTGTACCGCTGCCGTCTCGGCAGCCTCCGCACGAAACCGCGCTAGCGCAGCTTCGCCAAGGCCTACGGCTTTCGTGTCGGCCTCAACCTGCTGGGTATGACGCCGCAACGTGTTGATGGCGGTGTCAACCTTGTCGTCTTTTTCCTGGGCCGGAGCGCCTGGGGCCTTGGAAGTATCACCGCGCACCGCTGATTGAACGCCGGTAGTCTCCAGCATGGCGCGTTGCACATTTGCCGGATTCATCATCGCCGCCCGCAGCCGGTTGGTGCCGTCCAGGCGCCGCGCATCAAGGCCGGTCTCGATACCAAGCGAAGCCGGGTCCGAATTCAGTCCCAGCGCGCCGGTCATCTCGGTGAAACGGGTCCAGATCGACGAATTGCCCATGGCCGTGAAGGCGTCGGGGATGCTCTTGAGCGTGGTGTAAAGCTTGTCCGCTAGTCCGACCAATTCGGCGAAGGTCTCAACCACGGAAACCCAGTTGTCTTTGAAATTGATGCCGAGCTGCGCCATGTCGCGCTGAATGGGCACCCACTTTTCAGCGAGGATCTTCTGAGCTTCGTCCATACGGTCGCGAAGCTGGATTGCGCGGCCGATGTCCTCTTGGCTAACAATCTCAGCCTTGGACATGGCGTCGGCTTTGCGAAGCATCTGGTCCAGGTAGCTATTATCGGCCTGAAGTGCTGCTCTGACTGGTTCACCGAAGGCCTTGCCCGCAATGTCGAGCGCGGCGAGCCGTTGCCCCTTCGCCATGGCTTGGTCAATCAGGCTGACGATCGATCGGAGCTTTTGTTCGGTTGTTGTCGAGCTTGCGAAGGCGCCAAGTTCCGCGTTGCCGCTGAAGTTGCCCGCCTTCACAAGTTCATTGATCCGCTGCTGAAGGTCGGAACCGCCAAGCTTATCGTTCGAGGCCTGATTGAAGCGCTGCAACGCCTCCGTGATCTGGTCGATCGATAGCACCGCATTCGGCGCGGATTTGGTGAAGCGCTGCCAGAAGTCCGTTGAGACGCCTGCGCCCTTGGCCTTGTCCGCGATCGCGTTGAACGCTTCGATCTGTTGCCCGGCAAGCTCAACGCTCTTTTTCAGGAATTCGAACGTATCGACCACGGCGGTAACACCCAGGGCGATCGGTCGCAGTACGCTTAGCATTCGGCCGAAGGCGAGCGTTGCCGCTCCAGCCGCGCCCTGGGATGCGAGGAACCCGGCCGACATTTTAATGGTCGTCGCTGTGACCGCGCGCGCCGCGTTGGCAGCGGTCACGTTCATTTCGGTCATGTTCTTTTTGAAGGTGTCGAGGCCGACGACCTTGATAGGAATGCTAAGCGCTGGCGTTGTCATCGGGCTTTCCTGCGTAGAAACCAATAAGAAGTTCGGCGGCGGCGCTCGCGTTCACTGCGACGGGCTTACTGCGGACATGGGTGCTCAAAAGCTGGTCGGCCTCGCGCTCGCCCATCCCGGCGCCGATCAGGCCCAATTCGAGAATGCGCTCAACATCCTCGGTGGTGTAGGCGGCCGTCTCAAAGCCGAGCAGAAGTGCGGCTGGGGGCTTCCCGTTGACGCCGCGCCAGGACAGAACGTTGCGCACCCAGGGGTGATTGAGATTCAGGCTATAGGTCTGATCGCCCCACGTGATCGTTCGGGCGCACGGGTCAATTTCACTCACTCTAAAACCTCACTAACTGCATCGCTGATTGCTTCCTCAATCCCATCCTTCATCGCGTTGTAAGTGGCCCAGAAGAACGGCCGCGCCTCTTGCCGGGAAGTTCCAAATTCGAAGCCTTCCGCGTAGTCATAGGGCTGGCCGCTGCCGTCGCGGACTTCCTTGGTGGTCATGTCGCCGCCAGCCTGCACGATGTATTCAAGGTCATTATCGCCAGCCGCTACGGTGCAGGACGCTTCGAGAGCGCCGGTCTCCGGTGAGTCCTCCAGCGAGCGCAATGCCTCGCGCTGGGCGTCCGATAACCGGAAGGCCTGCTCGCGGACGACTGCCGATAGCTGGTCTTCGAGCTTGTCGGGCAGAGATTCTAGGTAGCTTTCGAGGTCATCAGACATGGGTCACCAAGACAGAAGGTCAACGGCGTTGGGGAGATCGTAGAGCGAGCGATTGCCTTCACCGGCAGCGGCGCGCGACACGGCCATCCAGGTAGCCGCCGCCCCGTCAATGCGATCGGTCGACTTGCTCTTATGAATGATCCGGTTGTCATTCGCGTCTTTATGGATGGCAACGTTGGCGAAGTTCCAGCGCAAGACGGGGTGTCCGCCGTGCTGGAAGTTGCCGCTTATGATCGCTGCCTCAAGTGCATTGAGGGCGGGCGATTGTGTCACCCATCCTTGCCGAATGGTGACGAGACGCTCGCCGAATTCGTCGCTCAGTAACGCAATGACCGCTTGTGCGTACGCAACGTCAAAACCGATCTCTTGGACTTGAAAACGTTCGGCCAGGCTGCGGATGTAGTCCGCGACGGCGGCATTATCGATTACGTTCCCGGGTGTGGCCGTGATGAATCCGTCTCTGGCCCAGGACCCATAATTGACGCCATCAAGGTCGCCGCGTTTGCGAATGTCTTCCTCAGGGCAAAAGAAGTGCGGCAATACAGTGTAGGTTTCGCCATCGCGGAAGCACGCGACGACCGACGAAAGGTCGGTGGTTTTGGACATATCGACGCCGACCCAGCACGGCGCGCCGCGCAAGGCTTCATAGTCGATCAGCGCAGCGCCCTTGTCATAGGTCGCCATGTCCACAAACGGGCTGGTCGAGTGGTCAAGCCAGACATTGAGCTTGTATTGGCGCAAGCTATCGCGTTCGGTCGGGCTGTCTTTTGCCCGCGCGACATGACGGCGGAAGCCCGCGATCGACGGGTAGCCGTGGGCGCTACCTGGATTTACACGTCGCCAAAGCTCTTCGTCGGCATAGTCGCAATCGGCGGGCGCCTCAAAAAGCACGGGGAGGCAAGTGGGGTCAATAATCTCTCCGCGCGCGATCTTACGGGCGCGCTCGATTACCTCATGGGCGATGTTGTCCTGCCCGCGCCCTGCGGTCGTGGCGACGACAAGCAAGCTGTTATCGATCTTGTCCAGGCCGTTGGTCAGAACCTTCCAAAGCCCGTCGCCGCGCCAAACGTGGATTTCGTCCGCGAGCACGAAGGCAGGCGTTCGGCCTTCCTTGCTCGGTGCATCCGACGAAATGACTTCAAGCTCGGTCCCGTCGCGCGGATAGGCGATCTTTTTCGCGCTGTTGAATGCGTCATAGACCTTCGTCACTGGGACAAGGTGTTTGGCGTCCGCCTGCACGATGCCGCGCGCTTCCTTGAAGGCGATACCGGCTTGGCTGCGGTCACTGGCAGCAAAAATTACTTCGCCACCGGAGACCCGTTCCGGGCCGATGGTGTGGAGCAAGGCGAGGGCGGCCGAAAGCGACGTTTTGCGGTTGCCGCGCGGCACCAAGATAACAACCGTGCTGACAATCCGGTTACCATGGTCGTCGCGCGGTCCATAGATCGCGCGAACTATCCGCTCCTGCCACGGATCAAGCTGGAACTGCTTGCGGGGTAGAGTGGATTTGGGGTGTTTCAGCCGCTGCAGAAACGTGACCGCGCGCTCGCCATATCCGAATGGGTCGGGTATAAGCGAATTATCATAGAGCCAATGCGGGAAGGTGTCCTTAGAGGGCGAGCGGATTGTCATCGTCGCCTTCGTTATCGTTTTCGCGGACTGCTGGTCGCGAGCGAGAAACAGGGGTCAAGCCGAGTTCGGCCGCGAGCTGGCGCGCGGTAACCATGGCTTTGTCCTGCATGCGGAAAAGTTTCGGGTCGATGCCCGCGCGCAACAGCTTCTCAAGCTCACGGACGCGGCCGATTGCGATGCAGTAGCTTTCGAGGCTTCCCAAGTCGGCTACGGTCAGAATGCGGCGCTTGGCAAGCTCCGGCATGACGCGGCGCCATTCGGCCTTCGCCGCCTTGCCCAGCCAGGATGGCGGCTTGGTCGTCGCGTCGAGAGCAGCGGCATCGGCGGAAAGTTCGGGTTTGCGACCGCGCATCAGGGCCTCGCAAACTCGCCGAAATGCTGGCGTGCAGCGATGGCATAGGCTTCCGCTGCCGCCTCTTTGGTGGTGAAGGTGCCGAGACTCAGCGCGCGATCGTCGACGAAGATGGATGCCCGATAGTTGCCGTTCGGGGTCT